GTTATTTCTCTCAATCAAGCTGAGAGGAAGTTGGCCCACTTCGTAGCCAAGAATCGCAACGGCAATAACCGTCATTTCAACACTACGAACTTGAAGATAAGCACGGATGACCCTGCGACGGTGGATCTGGAGGGCGTGTGCGGCGAGATAGCCTTCTGTAAGCTATTTAATGTCTACCCCGACATCGACACGGATCGAGAGCCACCGCACCCGCTCTACGACGCGATTATCCCGCCCATCCCTCCGGGCATTCGCATCGATGTGAAGACGACGAAGTACGAGAATGGCAAGCTACTGGTCGATGCGCGCAAGGGTTCAAAGACCGATGGCGTGGATTTCTACGCGCTGATGACGGGTCAATTCCCCGGTCCGTATACGTTCCGAGGATTCATCGCGAAGGAACATATCATCCAGCCGCATAGAATCGGAACGCTCATCAAGGGATACAAAACCTACATGGCGGATCAGAGCGAGCTAATCGACAATCCTTCGGATTGCCAATCAGCGCACTTATTCTAATTGACTCGTGATACATAAAATGTATCCATCCGGCTTATCGACCCTAAGCAAGGCGGAGGCTTGGTCAGCCATCGCAAAACTGTCTAAGCGGCAATGACGCTCCGCATCGGTCAGCGCGTAGGTCCGATCCGCCATCGTTTGATGGATGGATAGAATGGCCTACCAAATGCAGATAACGTCGGTTTAATTTTTTCTCAATATGGCTTGTCCTAATGTCTTCAACGCCTTCGCCGTAGCGACTGAGTCGCTCGCGCAGGACGTCTATAAACGCGCCTCGTATCGCTCGATGTGGCTCAATATGATTGAGCGCGGAGAGTATCCTCAAGGTACTGGCTTGACCCAGACCTCGTACAACACGACCAGCATCGAGCCGACTTCGGCTGAGGAGTGGTCGGCCATTACCCTAGCGAGCGGTAACCCCGGCGACAACGGCGGCGCTTGCGATGTCACCTATAGCGAGGTTCCGGTTGGTTTTAATTCCGTTACATGGAGTCCTGAGCGTTTCGCGCTCAAGGGTCCGCTCTTGTGTAAGGATGATCTGACCTATGACCACCGCGTCGAGGCGTTCTTGCGCGTGTACTTGGAGAAGCTCTCGATCCGCGCTCAGCGTTCATGGGAGACTCGCTATCAGAATACGTTCGCGAAGTTCGCGATCAAGGCAGTGGCCGACTCGTCCTTTACTCAGGTCGAGACGATTCCCTCTGGCGTGAATGAGTTCCCGTGGATTCAGACTGGTTCTGCTGGTCAGGCGCTCAATCAGTCCACCTCTGAGCTGACTCAGGAGATGCTCGATGTCGCGGCTGCTACGCTGATTCGTAACGGTGCAACGAATCCTGATAGCTCCGGCTTCATCTCGTACAGCAGCGATGGTCCGGTGTTCCCGTTGTACATCGGCTTGGAGGCTTCGCAGCGTATCGCTCAGAACAACCCGGCGTTCCGCGATGACTTGCGTTTCGCTGATCAGGGCAGTGGCGCTGGTGCGGAGTTGCTCAAGCGGATTGGCGCGAACCGGGTGATTAAGAACTATCGCCATGTGCCGAATCTGTTCCCACCCCGCTTCACTTATGCCGGTGGCAAGTACACGCTGGTTCAGCCGTTCACCAGTGCGAGCGGAACGAAGGGTACTGTGTTCAGCGTCAATTCGAGCTGGACGACCGCTCCGTACGAGGCTGCGTTCATCGTGACTCCGTATGTGTTCAAGAGCCACATTGTGCGGCCCGTCAATCGGGTTGGCGATTTGGCGTGGATGCCGACCAACTACATGGGCGAGTGGCAGTGGGTGACTGGTGCCTATAAGTTCAATACGGACTGCGAAGATCCGTTGGAGAAGAAGGGTCAGCATTATGCTGAGTTCGTTCACGCTTCGGAGCCTATATTCACAAACCAGGGAATGACCATCATCTTCCGCCGCTGCACCGGCGCGCTGACTCAGATCATCTGCTCGTAATCGATCAGAGGTTCATACGAAAGATCCGCAGGCGTGAAAATGCTTGCGGGTTTTTCTTTTTGGGACATCGTTGCCTCGGTTGAATCAATAGGTTGAATGTCTTGTAAATCGCCTCACAACGAGGCACCCCGTCACTGGCCCGAAAAGTTAGTGGCGGGTTTTTTATTGCCCGTTATCGCTTAGACATTGACATCCCAATGGGTCGCGTAATGCTCCCCGTATGCCGTCATTCATGATTCCAAAAGGCGTAGAAATCCCCGAGAACCTTGCGGAGGGCGAAGCGTTCCAGACTATGGCGACTATCGTTCTTGGTAAGGGCGGTAAGGCGGAGGTCATCGAGATTGATGGTGTGGCCATTCCCGGATACGAGAAGAAATCCAAGGGCAAGAAGCTGGCCGAGCGCGGTGAGGAGGAGGAGATGGAGGAGGAGGGCGAGGCTCCCGGCGGCGGTGGTTTCATCGCCGAGGTGATGCAGCGCGGCGCTGGTCCGATGGCACGATAACCATTTTTCAATAGAACGATATGCCAAACATCACATGCGACGAGGCGGCAACGCTCATCAACGAGGCGGCGTCGCTGGGATGTCGCTCACCGTGGGAGGTTGAGTTGGCCAAGCTGGCGCTGGAGAACCGCATTGCGACGTATCTTCAGGGCGGCGGCGCGACACGCGGTGCGTATCGGTCGGTGGCGACGAGCGGCAGTGTGGTGAGCGGTGATTACTTCTTGGCCTGCGATGCGACGGCTGGCGCGATTACGCTGACATTGCCCCCGGCGGCGTTGGTTGCTGGTCGTATCTATGTTTTCAAGCGCATCAATGCTGGCGCGAATACGGTGACGGTCGATGCGTACGCGTCCGAGACGATTGACGGAGCGGCCACACATGTGCTGTCCCCGCAATGGAATTCGATTACCATCATTTCGAACGGTACGGCTTGGTTCATCACTTCGCATCCGTTCTAAAATATCATGGCAAACATTTCTTGCGCCGATGCGGCCACACTAATTGCGGAGGCTCAGGGAGCTTCGTGCATGAGTCCGCGTGAACGCATTCTACTGGAGATTGGCCTACTCTGGGAAGCGGCGACGCTTGGCGGAACGGCGGATATCACGGCGGATAACACGGTGATAAGCGCGGACGTGACGAGCATCACGGCGGACATGACCGAATTTCTGTAGGTCAACGAAACATTCATTTAGTCATATATGTCAAAGCAAACCATCAATATCGGCGCATCGCCGAACGACGGAACGGGGACGCCGCTGCGGACTTCGTTCGATTATACCAACCAGAACTTTACGGAGCTGTACACGGCTCTTGGAGGCGGCGTTGGTCTTCCCGGTGCGACGACTCAAGTCATCTTCAATGATGGCGGGACGAATCTGGCAGGCGATGCCGGTCTGGTTTACAACAAAACGACCGATGCGCTGACCGTTGCCGGACTCGTTACCGCTGGCTCCGCCGCCATCACCGGCGCGGCTACGGTGGGTACGACGCTGGTAGTCACCGGCAAAGTAACCGCCAACACCAACATCGAGATTACTCGCGGTCTTCTCAACGACGGCACCAGCACAGGCGTTGGCGCAACGGCGTTGGCCGCTACGACTGCCGGTGCAACTGGGAACACCGCGCTTGGTTATCAGGCGATGTATCGGGCAACGACTGGCGCAAATAACGTGGCAATCGGAAATAGCCCGTTGAGTGCAGCGGCGATGACTGGTTCTGACAATATTGCCATTGGCCGGTCTTCGTTGGGTACTCTTTCCAGTGGTGGACAGAACAGTGCTTTTGGATACAATTCAGGAAGAAATCTTACTACAGGGTCCAACAACACATTCCTTGGAATTGCTTCAGGACAAGAAGTAACCACAGGATCTGGAAACATCGCTGTTGGGCTTGACGCGCTCAATAAGACCGCAGGTACAGGTCATACTGGCTCGAACAACATAGCAATCGGAGTTAGTGCGCTATCTTCTAGTGCGGCTATCACCGGCTCCGACAACATCGGCATCGGTCAAAGTACATTCCGCAATCTGACAAGTGGTTCTAACAACGTTGGCATTGGTAATTCTGCGTTAAACTTAAATGTTACTGGAACTAATAGCACAGCAGTTGGCATTTCAGCATTACAAAAATCCACTGTTGGTGATCTTGTTGCTGTTGGTGCTTATGCGCTGGTAGAGAATACTACAGGAGCCAATAACACCGCTGTCGGTCGAGGTGTTTTGGCGGCAGTAACGACCTCAAGCAATAACACTGCTCTTGGATTTCGAGCGGCTCAGTCTACCAACGCTGGAGAAGTCACTGCCATCGGTGCCAATGCGCTGGGGTTGGCGACAGGTGGAGCTGGAAACACTGCTGTTGGCTATAATGCAATGGGAAGTGTAATAACTACCGGAGGTTACAATACTTGCGTTGGTAGAGGATCTGGATCAGATTTACTTGGTGGTACTGACAATACATTTATTGGAAACACTGCTGGAAACACTACAACGACTGGAAGCCAGAACATTTGCATTGGATCAAACTCAAGAATGAGTACCGTAGGAATTAGCAATGAGCTTTCAATTGGTTCAGCTAGTGGCGGTCAATACGTCGCAACCAACGGCGGTGCTACAACCTACTTCGCCACCGCTACTGCTGGTGCGGTTGTTCTCGGCAACGCTCTAGGATTCATCCGAATCAACCTAAACGGAACCTTCGTCAAAATCCCCGTCTACGGAAACTAATATGCCCATCACCTACACTTGGACCGCCACCAGCCTCATCGGCTACCCCGTCATCGACGGTGAGACTGATGTCGTTACCCGCGCTTCGTACACCGTCCTTGCAGACGATGGCGAAGGTCACACTGCCGACTATTCCAACTTCGCCTACACCCCGCTGGACCCGTCTGTGCCGTTCATTCCTTATGCTGACTTGACCAATGACATCGTCATCGGCTGGGTGCAGTACAACATCGGGCCTGACATGATTGCTTCGATTCAGGGAAGCCTCGCTATTCAGGTCGAGCGGCAGATTGATCCGCCTCCGCAGCCGGAAGTGCTGCCGTTGCCGTGGCCTACTCCTGAGCCTCCTCAAGTCGAGCGTTCAGTGCCGGTTGTCGAGCCGGTTGCTGAGCCGGTTGTGGTTGCAGAGACTGAAGTTATTGTCGAGACTTCCGAGCCGACAAACTGACATCTATGCAAGCATTCACACTCAACTTCGACGCCGCTACCGCCAACGCACTGATTGCTGCCCTTGAAGTCGCAAGACGACAGGGCGACTTTGCAGCCGCTCGTACTGCGGTTTCTATCATCAGCGAAATCATTCGGCAGGATGAAGAGTTCAAGGCCGCTCAGGCTTCTGAATCTGCTCAACCTAAGTCCGAGTAATAAAGTCAACTAACCATCACGATGACGGACCACCACGCTTTTATTAGAGACATCTCAATCGGCGTCGGTGGTCCGATCATCGGTATTCTGGGGAACGCGGTATTTTCAGATCCTCATCTCAAGACTGCGTCATTAGCTCTTGGCGCATTCGCCGCGCTTCTAACTTGCGCCGTCAAAGCACTCGAACTGTATCGCAAACTAAAAACAGAAAAATGAATCCTAATCTCGCCTCTCTTGTCCGCCACATCTTGACCGCTGCCGGTGGCTTTCTCGTTGCCAAAGGGTTGGCCAGTGCTGATCAACTCGCTGAACTCGTAGGCGCTGTCGTAAGCATCGCTGGCGTTGGCTGGTCTGTTTACAACAACAAGAAAGCCGCAAAGGCTGCGCCCGAGGTTGTCAAAGCTGAATGAACTTCTTGGCCGACTTGGTGATGAAGCTGGTTATCTGGCTTCACGCGCTGACGAAGCAGGATGTCACAAGCGAAGATGCGAAAAAACAACC